TCATGCGCGATTCGCAATGTGGGCAGGTCAGTTTCACAGCGATTTCCCCGGAGGTACAACCAATTTAAAAGCACGGCGTTTGCCCGTCATGCGCTCTGCGGTGCGCCGGATCCGGGCCTTGGCCAGCCATTCGGCGGCCTGTTCTATCGTTGCCAGACCTTGCTGCTGGCGCACATCTTCCAGCACTGCCTCTATTTGCTCGGTCAGTTGGATTTCGATGTCCGGCATCTTCTCGGCAGCTCAAAAGTGACTTTGTTCAGGCGCTACGCGTCTCTACATTCGAACCCAGCGCCAGAACCTCTTCGGCTTCACGGAAGATGATCTGGCGCAGCAGGGTGGCGGGCTGTTCGCCCTGGTAGTTGGCCAGGGCGGTGATCAGGTCAAACTCGTAGTCGTTGAAGCGCAGCACCATGCGGTTGTCGCGCACTCGTTTCGGATCGGGATACATAGAGTCCTCGATTGAAAGGGGGGACGATCACAACGCGCTCGGAGAGCGAGCGTCTTCGGCATCCATGGCGGCCACGATATAGATGCGGCACAAGCTCGAATCAGACCGGTTCTGCAGCTTTGCGCGCTTTTTCAAGCGCTCCAGTTCGTCCGGCATGAGCGAGACCGTGACTCGGTGCGGATCGGCGCCATTAGGGGCGCGGGAAACAGGGGCTTTGGCTCGTGGCATGGCAGATATACTTGTGCGGATTAGTGATGCACAAGTGCAATTATTTCCCTCGAATGAGGGAATGTCAACATAAAAAGCACTCGAATGGATTCTATTGGGCAGCGTCTGAAGGACGAGCGAAAGCGGCTCGGCTACAACCAGACGGACTTCGCAGTTCAAGGGGGCGTTCAAAAAAACGCGCAGAGCAACTATGAGAGCGATGCACGTCAGCCAGACGCGGCCTACCTTGCTGCAATTGCGAAGCTCGGGGCTGATGTCACCTACATCGTGACCGGCACGCGTAGCGCGGCGGCACTTTCTGCGGAAGAGCAGGTCGTGATTGCTGGCTATCGAGCGCTGACGGATCAGGGCCGGGCAGGTGTTTTGGGAATGATTGGCGGCATGCGCTCGCCTGAACCCGAAGCCCCTCCGGCGCGAGCACGCATGGTCTTCAACGCAAAGGTGGGACAGGTGAAGAACGTTGAGGGCGACTACCACCAGAACGAGCCTGTGACGATCAACGTTGGCACTAGGACAAAACGCAAGCCGAAGACCGAATAGGCCGGGCGTCGACCTGCTCCACAATACCCCTCACGTGGCACTTACAGCGCCGCTTCTCTGCCGTTGAATACTGCTTCTATCGCAATAACCAGTAGGTGACGGTGGCGTAGAGGCACGCACAACCGATCCCGCGCGACCGTCTCACAACGAGCATGGATACGCGTTTTAAGTTCGACGGGGAAGTCGGTCAGGTCATTGGTGGGAGCGCCACCTTCACAGCGCCACAAACGTTTCACCAGGTCAACAACGTGACACTGAACACGCAAGTAGCGGAGCAGCAGTTGTCGATGCGCGAGCGCGCCTGTTTTGCACGGAGGGTGGAAGACGTGGCAGCAGCGGAAGGCATCAAGGCCGATGCGGTGTATCGCATCTTGTTAGAGGATTACGGCGGCACAGGAAGCGGCGGCATCAGACGATGGCTAGCAGGGCCGCGCCGATGGCTGGTGCCGGTTTGTGGGGCACTTGCAACCGCAGCCATGGCGCTGGCCGCTAGCGCGTTATCGAAAGAAGAGACGCCGCTACATTGCCGCTGGGAAGGCAAAGACTTTTCGGTCGGCGCAGTGTCTACGATGGGGACGCGGGACGTGTATGAGTGCATCCACGATCTCAGCGCACACGCGCACCCATTCTGGGTTCCGGCCCGCAATCTTGGTGAGCAGGGAAGTAGCCAACAGGGGTAGGTGCCGGGGCGTGCGGCAGAGAACGGCCATCAACGGACAGCCACATTCCAGCACCACAGACATTGGAATGCCGGCTGCGCGGCCCCTAGCGGCCGTTGACACCACCTCCTTTGAATGTCTGTACACGGTCGGGATGCAACGGCAACGAGGCACGGCGTGCCTACTTCATTGGAGCGGCATCAGTCTCGCGACGCAGGCGCCTCAGGACACGCGAAAAGATCATTGAGGGCCAATCGCGGGAGAGAACGCTAGTAATGTATGCGTTCTCGAACGCGGCGCTAACAGCGCTAAGATGTCAGACTGGCGTCTGCTCGATCGTGGCCGCTCCACGTCGGACGCCACGCCATACTTGGGGGTTTTTCCACCAGTCCATGGTCCTGCAGGAGCAGGAGATGATGGGCCAGCCTGGAAGCATCGACATTGCCAATGACTTTGCCAAGCTGAAGATCGGTCATCGATTCCTGGATCTCGGCACGCAGCCCCAAGAGGATTCTATCCAACAACGACTTGTGTCGCTGCATCTTGCACCTCGGATCTTATTGGCTTATGCCGTGTATTACTGCTTGCTTAGTGGATTAGAATGCTACGTGAATTCAAAATTATATTCTCGTTCGGACCTGAACGAAGATGGCCTATTCCAAAATAGCGTCAACAGTGATCGCTGTTTCGGGGAACGCGGAAGCGCCGCATTCCGTTAAATCTTGTGACGATAGCTGAAGCATGCACTTCCCCGAAGTTGCCGCTTTCTTCGCTCTCGCAAGACTTCATTCGGGCCAGAGCTCTATTGCGACAAGAACCGAGCATACGCGTGCGATTTACTTTGGCGACAATGTAGCAATGTCATCGCGAGCCTTTGCCTCTCCATAGTCAAGCGCCGCATCGACGTCGCGAAAGTAGTCGGTGCCGTCGATGAGATCATAGGAATGTACGCTGGGAAGATCGTCTCTGATGGGTTGGCGATCCGTACGAGCAAGCGAGTAGCGCACTACGTAGCCAACCGCTCCGACCAACGGGGTGGGACCGTGGTGTTGCTCCGCTTCGATCAACACGTCATATTCACCAATTGTGGCACGTCTTTGCATATCTAACCTCCGCTCTCGGCCTTCGCTCATTCATCCGGCCCAAGAATAACGTCCACGGCGGCCCGCCCGGCCAGCTCCGCCACCAGGTAAGCCCAACGTCTGGAGTACGGCCCGCCAAAGACTTTGATTCGCTTGCCAATCGCTGCAACGCCTGGGGGACTCATGGGTCCCTCAACCTGGAACCAGACGTCGAACATGTCCCTGGATGTCAGATTGAGATCGACATGGATATCGAACCCACGGTACTCCGTCACGCGATCCATAGCCATCTTCAACCTTCCAGGAGTGATTTTTTCAACGTAGTGCCAAGACCAGTAGCGATTGAAGTCGATGTAAGTCCGGAGCAGTAGGTTCCAACCATCAGTACCTGGGGATTCCGCCGCCAGACTTCTTTCTCACTTAGGCTGCGCAAGATACGTTTCCGGGGACGCATAGGCTCGGCCGACCCGAAGCAGCAGTCATATGCATATGAAATTCGGCATCAGGTCATTATGACCGTCGACCCCGACGCCGCCCAGTTCATCGATGAGCTGTTCCAGGGCTTCCTTCGCTCGCGAGTCGGAACTGACGATCACAGCAATTGGCTCGGTGCGGGATGCGCATTCTGCTGCCACAGTGCAAGGCGACCGACCTTACCGCCGACCAATCCGCAGAGCCACCATCCGATCATCGCGCGAAGCATGACGGCAACATACGCAACAGCCGTGGTGCCGGCGCCGGCGGAAACGCCGTATCTGAACAAGCGCGCCGATGAACATTCCTGTGATCGCAGCCTCTTCGCGGTACGTTGTCTGACTGACGTCGGTCGTCGGCAATCCGTCGACGTGTTGAATGTCGCGCTTGACAAACTACGGCCCTGCAACGAGTGCCAGGCTGCCAGCCAAATCGCCCAATCGCGCTTGTGCCAGTCGCGCGTTGTTGGCGGCGTCTCTCAAACTGAAATACAGCAACGTACGCATAGAGCTACCTCACGCAATTTCAGTCATCATTTCAGGCTAGCCGACGGATGCTTGCCTGATGACCGCGGCCAATGCGCCTGATGGCCCGGGCTCGAGTGCAGGACGGTGACCGCAGGTCTGGCCAGCCTTCGTTGACAGCACGATCCCAGTCAATCAGGAGCGTGATTGACTGACGCCAGCGGGGCGCCACCAATCGCATGACTCCGAATCGATGGGTGCTTCCCTTCGGCGGCCTGCCGGCCTGGCGGTCGCTGAGAAGGCGCGTGACATGTATGGCCCGGTAAGTGGCCTCTGCAGATTCTTTCGGCACGATATCTTCCTTCATCACTTGCCAGGCTGGCATAGTGACGGCAGGCTGGAAAAATTGTCGCCATTGTGCACACCGAGTTTCCATTGGTAGCGGGTGATCATTTCCACCCATATCGCACTCCTCAGGATCGTTACGTTATCGTCATCACGGTGAGAGCACGGCTCCGCCCGCCTGAAGTGCGAAAGAGCAGCAACGAAGGCGGAAACCAACTTTGCGATTGGTCTTGCGGAGAAGAGTCCTCGGCAGACATCGATTTCGATCCTGGAGAAAGACTGGCTTGCTTGGCTACTGGGGGACTGGGCGAACGGCGGTCGCCGCGTGGCATCTTGCATAAATTTTCCAGGGATCCCCGTGAGTGACTTCAGGAGTCACCAGTCCTAAGACGTCATCGAGGGGGAAGGCCCGGAAACGAGTGATAGGCGGAACAAAAGCACTTAGCTTCTGAAACGCTGCAACTAGCAGTATAGGTGGGCGATGCACCCCATCCTAACCCGCTTACAAATTGGTCAGGCAGGCGGCATACCACGCATCTGCGGTGCCCGCTAGCACGAACCGCTCGCCCGCTTCTCGCGCTACACTAAATTGCATGGTCAGAGCCGTTCTCGCGGCCAACATCGTCTCCGCCTCTGTGTCGCACAAGGTCATAAATGAACCGCCTTCGGTACTCGGTGAATCTGTCTTATGAGATCCTGGATCCCTCAGGAGACTTTCTGTTGATTGTCGAAGCAGCGAAGACCGCAAGACAGTCCGTTGTATCCGAGCGTCTGGCACTCACGCCATCGGTTCCCGCCGCTCGTTACACGGATCCACTCTGCAACCGCCTGCTCAGGATACGTGCGTACAAGGGCCCCTTGGCCATCCGCTATGAAGCTGTGGTGGACATCGATCATCGTCTGGACGATGGCATGTCGCTAACGGAGGTACCGGTCGCCAAACTCCCGTCCGATGTACTGTCGTACCTGGCGCCGAGCCGGTACTGCGAATCCGACCGCATGATGGAGTTCGCCATGCGCGAGTTTGGCGGCATGCGCCCCGGTTATTCGCGCGTGTATGCGATTCGGGAGTGGGTGCGCAACCATGTGCGCTTTCTTGCGCGATCTACCAATGAGCGGACCTCGGCGATCGATACGATTGTCGAGCGTACCGGCGTATGTCGGGACTTTGCGCACCTGATGATCGCAATCTGCCGCGCATTGAGTATTCCCGCCCGTATGTCCAGCAGCGTGGACTATGGCGCCGATCCTGCGTTGGGCGCGCCGGACTTCCACGCAGTGGTCGAGGTGTTCCTGTCAGGCGGGTGGTACTTGCTCGATCCTTCCGGAGTGTCTATTCCCACTGGCCTACTGCGCATTGGCACCGGCCGGGACGCTGCCGACATTCCGTTTGCCGCCATATTCGGCAAGGTCGAATCGAAGCGGCCCTATATCGAAATTCAGCCAATGACCGACCATCCGGCGGGGATTGGCCTGCCGCTCGCAACGACGAGCGCTATCTCCACGTGGTGACCGTCATTAGCGAACTTCTCCTTTCATCCGACCCGCATTCGATGGCGGTGTTCTCCTAATATATGTCTCAATCTAGTCCGTGACTTCGTCGATGGATGATGTCAAACGTTCTGGGGCGAGACGCCCCAAGCCGACATCTTACGGACCACCATCCTCGTTCTTCGACAGCAGTACCATGTCTTCAAGCATGCAGCGTAGTTCCAGGTTCCCCATGGGCTAGCCTATGCTTAAAGACTTGAAACGCTTGTTAGTCGCCGGGATTGGCACCTAGAGGTTCTTGCCACGGCTTCGGCAGCTTCGGTGCCTAGCCAAGGCAAACCTATCTGTGCCTGCTGCTGGGTGGGCGGGTTGCCACTCACAGCCAAATTTCAGGGCAATCAGTCCGCCTTTGCCTCGCCACCGAGGGGAGATCGAAGTGCAGTCGATCTTCGAAAATAAACAGGCGGCAGGCGCGAAATAGAGCGTAGAGTGGTCAGCAAGCTCACGGAGACGCTCATGAATGAAGCACCCAGTTCGAACTACAAAGGGTTCGATATATACCCGCTAGTCTACAAGACCGAAACGCGTCGCGAATGGTACGAGCGACGCCCCGACCGCGCGTATAACATCTCTGTCGTCATTTGCGAGGAGGGTATGGACCCCACCGCAGACGCTGCGCAGGTCTTTCCGCTGCTGGCAGAACAATGGGACAGTATTGGAAATGCGAAGCGAGCAGCCATCCTCGGCGGACAAGGCATCATCGATACTTTCGCAACGAGACGTACGCGACGCTGATGATCCAGGGCCGCAAGAAAGCCCCGTGCAGTGCACCGCCGTAAGCGCCTGTCAGCGGAGGCGATGGAGTTCACTTCCGCTCGGCCTCTTCCCGGATGTTAAAGCGCTTGCGTAATTCGTCGATGTGAGGCTTCAGCGCCTGCAGGCACGCACCACCAGCATCGCCTTCGATTGTTGAAATGAACCAATTGCAGCCGTCTGGGTCCGCGGGGTGCCAGCATACGTCCCCGAAGCAGGTTCCTGCGCACACCGAGATCTGGTCCTGCGCCGCGCGGACCATCGCCCGAACTTCCGCCTTGTTCTTCATGACTCGTTCCATGACCTCTCCTCGTGAAAAGGACGTCTATGCAATGAGCATAGGCGAATGTGGTGCGCCACAAGCGGCTTTCAAACATCGTTGACAGCATTAGATTGACGGCGGTAGAGAAGCTCCGTATAACTGACCGCGCAGGCTCTTCGAGCCCACGACACTGGAACAAAAGCTCGCTTCTATGGGGCGCTTCTGTCCCAATGCCGTCCCCCTCCCCTTAGCAGGCGGTTTCGTCAATACAGGCCAACCCTATTGACTGTTGGCACCCACCCATCTGCGGAGAAAAGCGCTTGCTGTGTACCTTTCCAGCTTCTTCTTTTTGTCCTCTCGCAGCTTTTCGAGCGGCGCCAACGACGAAGCAAAACACCAAGAGCGCTCCGCTTGCTGAGCACGCTAAGCTATTCAATGTCCTTGTTGGTAATGGTGGCCACGTTGGCATCGCTGGTTACCCAAAACTAGAAGGTCGCAGATGACGGCTCCTCGTGTAGAGACCCGCGTGCCCGCCGCCTGCAATCCCGATGTTCCTTCGGCCGGCCGTAGATTGATTGACGAGGATTCACAATGCGGTCATCAATAAGATGGAAATGCGAAAGCTACCGCGGCATGTACATACACGTCGTCGCGTTCGAAGTTTCCACTGTGCCGATTCCTCTCCGCCCCCCCTGGCCAAAGTGGGACTACGTGATGGCCGTTCGCTACACGGCGGATAGGGACGATCGCATGTTCTGCGAGTCTTTCGACCAAGCGGATGACTACTTCACGCGCGAGGCTGCAGAGCAAGCGGCCTTCCACTATGGTCGGTTTGCCGTGGACATTATTCAGGGATTAGGTTGAGGCGGCGAGGAATGCTGATGCAAAAAGGGCCTTTACCGAAATCCTCTCGGATATCCCCTTAAACTGGCCAAGCGCCTAGACGCTATTCAGACGTTGCCCGCGGCCTCAGCGCCCAGGCAGGGTAAGCCCATCTGGTGCCGGCTGCTGGCTTGGCGGGTTGCCGATCAGCATTCACCTCCGATTCGGCCCCTCGTGTGGCGTAGGACAGAACCGGACATCAGCCTTGAGTTCGAGCGCGCACGATGACAAGAAAGAGGCCATTGACGTTGCGACGTGACGGTGACCCTCCCTTGAAACATTATTTTTCTATCGGGCTCTTGTCATGGATGCGTTCAACATACGAAGAGTGGAGCATTATCGAGGGCTGATACTGCAGATGGTGGTGTTTCAGAATGATGTCGATGGTCAGCAACGAGGCCAACATGGGTGGGGATACAGCGTTGCAGTTGGAGAGCCAGCGGATGCAGAGAGTCCATATTTATGTGGGCCCTACTATCACTCGTCTCCATACCGCTCTTCCGCGGAGGCTGATACGGCTTGCTTACAGCGCGGTCACCTTGCCGTTGACATGCTACTTGGCACTATCTGAGACTGGCATGCGCACCCGCTGCCGGCGAACCGGCGCCGCAACAAAAGCGTCATCGAGCCGCTATTGCGATGCGGACAATCCTGACGGCGGAGCCCAGGAGTCTATGCTCACTCTCGACCGGACCGCTTTCAACCGTTTGCTCGCTTGACATGATGGACGCTCGGTCCGAAGTCAACCCAAAAAGAGCCATCCCTGGTGCAGCGATTGGATGTCTCACATGGGTCGGACTGGGACATTGGACCTGACTGTAGCCAGCCAGGTCCAATAACCGGGAAGTCAGGCCGCCAACGGCAACGCTGCGGCCAGCCGATCATTCGCGGCCTGGTGGTAGCTGGGTTCCAGTTCGCAGCCGATCCATCGATGACCGGCTTCCTTTGCCGCGACAAGGAATGTCCCTGAACCGGCGAATGGGTCGCACACGACGCTTCCCGGCGGCACCAGGCGGGCCACCTCGCGCCAGTCCCATCGGCTTCTCCGTCATATGGCGCTTCGGGCGCGGCAACCGTTCGGAGAACACGCCGGGCAGATGCACCTTGTGATCGGTCGGCACTGCTCCCTTCGTCGCCCACACCATGAATTCCGCCTGCTGCGAGAACCCGCCCATACGGGGCCGCGCGCCGCCGGACATCTTGTCCCACACGGCGATGCTGCGCCAGATGAAGCCGGCGCCCTGAATGGCATCGGTCAGGCTGGGGAGCTGGCGCCAGTCCACAAAGCAGACCAGCTGGCCGCTATCCTTCGTTGCGCGGAACGCTTCGCCCAGCCAGCTCATGCACCAGAACGTCCATGAGCGCTGGTCCTTGTTGTCGTGGTGGAACTCGGGATAGACAGTCTTCACGTCGCCACCGATGTACTTGCTGCCGGGAGACTGCGCGCGGGTACTTGCATGCAGGCCGCCCGACGAGTAAGGCGGATCCGTGAAGAACAGGTCGACGGACTTGTCAGGCAGGCCACGCAGCATGTCCAGTGCGTTGCTGCGATACAGGCAATCGAGTTGAGCCGGCGGATTGGCGTTCGAGTCGGCGGTCGGGTTCATGGATGGCATCTCCAGTACACGAAGCTCGCGGGCTTTCTGGTGCGGGGCGCTCGGCCCTCAGTTGGTTCATCGTGCCGCATCGTGGGCACTTGATGGCCAGGCGAACATACTCGCCCATGCCAAGCTTACGGTTGCAGCTGCCGCAACGGATTTCCTGCATTTCTTTGCTCTTCCAGCGATGTGCTAGGATGCCGGCGCCTCGCGAGGTGGCGCGGCCCTGGCCGAACTGGCAGGCTGCTTCTGCTGGAACGGGGCGGGGCCGGTGCTCCAACACCGACCACGTCGCCGCGTCTTTTTCTCCGGTGCCGGCAACTAGCCGGCGCACCCCTTGCGAGGCCCCCATTCCTTCCGATGCGCGGTATGCGCGTCGTACGTCATGGAGCCAAACCATGATGCCGTGCGCGCGCGAGGCGCGCATTCGCTACGTGTTGTGTAAATTGCAGCCACAACAGCAACGCATGTCTAGTCGGTAAGCTCCGCAGGCTTGACCTCCAGCTCCAGCGTCGTGGTGTAACCGTGGTCCGACAGGTTGTGCGTGATGCGCGTGATGATCCAGCGCGTACTGTCGATCTGCGGCTTCCACCCGCGCACCACGGCGGGCAGCTCGGGAAACAGTTCCGGCCGACCGCGTGCGAGCGTCATGCGGAACGATGCCACGCCGCGCTGGATGCGCTGCCATTCGGCACGCGCCGCGCGCTCGGCATTGGTCTTCGACGCATAGGTGTGGCGCAACACCTTCACGTTGTCCGGGTTGGGGTTGGCCATCACATCGGCCACCGTCTTCCTCTGCCCCTTCTTGCGCTTTTTCGTCGGCGCCGGTTTGGTGACCACCTTCACCGCGTTGGACGCATCGATCACCACCTCGCCCTTCACCGCGCGCCGCGCGTCCTGGTAGTACGCTTTCACGCCGTTGTAGTTCTCCCGGTCGGCGATCAGGAAGCTGTGGGTATCGCCACTGGCGCGCGTGATTTCCACCGTGGGCAGCTTTATCCCCGTCGCGCTCTGCGCGCCCCCCGTCTTGATGAACAGGAGCCTTCCGCTCTTCACCGTGGCGATAGCATCGTGGTCCTTGGCCAGGCGAGTCAGGAAGTTGGCGTCGGATTCGCCTGTCTGGTCGATATGGTCGATCACCAGCCCCAGCAGAGAGGGCGACACCACATGAGTCAGCGCATTCTTGGCCGCGATACCGCCGACGATGGCCCCGATGGTCTGGCCACGGAACGAGCGCTCTTTGCGCGTGGACATGCCGCTGGCCAGGTCGACGCTGCGCGCACGGATGGTCAGCCGGTCGGGCGGCCCGGAGTGCTCCAGCTCGTCCACCTTGTACTGCCCCTTGTCGACCACCCCCGTGTCCTGCCAGCCGATTCCGAGGGAAAGCGTGGTGCCCTTGTCGGGCAGCGCAAGCATGCCGTCGGCATCGTCCAGGTCGATGTCGAGCTGGTCGGCCTCGAAGCCGCGGTTGTCGGTGAGCGTCAGCGAAATGATGCGGCCTGCGAAGCGGTTGGTGATGTCCTTCGGGCCTTGCCGCAGCCGATACACCGGCACCGCAGCCTTGCTGACGATGGGCTCCAATACGGTTGATAGGTCCATGGCGATTAGAGGAGGCTGGAAGCGACGCTGGAGGCCAGGTTCATGACCGCCTCACCAATGATCTCTTCGAGTTTGCTGTCCACGCGGGTGAGCTTCAGCGAGAACTCGATCCGGCGGGCCTTGCCGTCCTTGAAGAAAAGGGTACGGGTCACCGACAGCGAGTCGATTTCGAACATGCCGTAGTAGTGCCCGGTGCCCTCGATCAGCACATAGGACAGCCCTAGGTCTCCCATTACGCGCAGCACCTCGATGGTGTTGTCGCCGCCGCTGATTTCAGGCAGCAGCACGCCGGATAACGTCACGGTCTCGTCGTCGGGGCCGGTGAACTGCCGCGAGGGGCGTTTGCCTACCCGGTTGTTCGACGGGTGGCGCCAGCCAATCTGCTGCTGGAATTCCTGATAGGGCGCCGTCTCCAGTGCGAAGACGAACAGCCCGAGGGCCATCATCATCAGTCAATCCTTGTCGGTAAGCCGCGACCGGCCACGGGCGCTTTTCTGTGCCTCCAGCCGCTCGATGCGTTCGGCGACCAGGCGGGCGATCAATTGCTCGTCCGCGCCGGCCGGCGGGTGAATGTGGATGACGACGGGGGTGGTGGACGCAGCCACCGGGGCGCCGCCCGAGCGGGAGGCGGCCGAGATGGGCGGTCGGCTGTCGATGCCGACGCCAGCCGCAGCAGAGCCAGTGCCAATGGCAATGCCGGCGCCGATGCCCGCCATGGAGCTGGCCACCTTCGACACCACGTCGAGCGGGCCGCGCTGGTTCTGCGCAAGGCCCTGTTCCAGCCCGCTCATGGTGTACCCGCCCAGGTCGGCGAATACCCGGCTGGGCGAATGGATGCCGAGCTTCTCCTTGAACCACCCAACGACGCTGTCGCCCACGGAGACGATAGCCTCGCGTACGGCGCCCACGCGGCTCGTGATGCCGTTCACCAGCCCCTGCAGCAGGTTGGCGCCAAACTCGCTGAATTTCTCCGGCAGGTCGAAGCCGAACCATCGCAGCACCGGCGCGACGATGTTGCAGAGGGCGCCCATCAGCGACCAGTTGGCGATCAGCGACAGGATGCCGCCCAGCCCACCCTGAAATGCCGTCGTCACCTGTGCCCACAGGCCGGTGAAGAAGTTGCGGATGGGATCCCAATACTTGATCAGCAGGAATGCGGCGACGCCGATGGCCGTCACGGCCAGCCCGATGGGATTCAGCAGGAACACCCGCCCCACGAAGCTGAAGACCGTCATCAGGAAGTTGAAGGCGCCGGCCAGCCGCGCGACGATGCCCACCCCTCCACCGAGCTGGATGCCAAGCATGGCCATGCCATAGCGGGCAATCACCATCGGGCCGAAGACGGCCGCCAGCGCCAGCGTCAGGCCACCCATGACCGTCAGCAGCACCCCGACCGCCGCAGCGCCCTTAATGAACCAGCCCACCAGCTGCGGATGCGCCTCCGCGAACGCATTGAAGCGGTCGACCAGGCGGCCCACGGTGTCCATCAGGCTCACGAGCGTTGACCGCATGACTTCGCCGCCTGCGCTGCTGGTGTTGAAGATCTGGTTCTGCAGGCGCTGCCACCGCGCGGAGATGGTGTCCTGCCGCGCGGCGAACTCGCGCGACATCGAGCCTTCGGCCTTCGAACCATTGGCCAGCTTCAACTGGCGGTCGAACTCCTCGGGCTTGTCGACCAGTTTGGACAGCGTGTCCGAGTGCTCCATGCCCACCAGCTCGACCATGACGCCAATGCGCTTGTCGGCCGGCAGCTTGCGCACGGCATCGATCACCTTGAACAGCGTGCCCGTGGCGTTCGTCGCCATGCCCTTCTGGATCTCGGTGGTAGTCAGTCCGATTTCGGACACCGCAGCGTGGAACTTCTTCGTGCCCTTCTCCGCAGCGGCGAACTTCTGGACGATGGCGTTGATGGCGGTGCCGGCCGTCTCCGTGCGCTCGCCCAGCGTCAGCAGCGTGGAGGCTAGGGCGGCGGCATCCTTCGCGGGCATGGCCACACCCGACACTACGCCAGAGATGCGGTTCAGGACATTGATGATGTCATTGCCTTTGCTGATCGCGTTGTCGTCCAGATAGTTGATCGTGTCGGCCAGCCCCATGATCGCGTTGGTCGGTATCCGGAAGTTCTTGGCGACCTTGCCCATGCTTTCCGCGATCTCGTCCGGCACCGCGTCAAAGGCGGTGGCCATCATCGCCACGGTGCGGGTGTACTCGATCAGTTCGTTACGAGGCACCTCCATGCGGGCACCGGCCGTCACCATTTCGGCGATCTGTGCCGTGGGGATCGGCAGCTCCTTGCCGAGCTGGCGGATCTGCCGCGCCATGTCGTAATAGATGTCCGTCAGCTTGCCGCTTGGCTCCCGCGCCCCGTCCACCTGGCGGGCAATGCCGAGCATGGCGTCCTCGAATGTGACGTAATCCTTGACCGCCTTGGCAATCGGCGCCAGCACGATGCCGCCGGCCGCCGCAGTCGACGCGCCGGCATTGAGCATGGCATTCCGGGTGGCCATGCCCTTCTGGTATTGGGATTGCGCGGCGGCAAGTGCCCGGTGCCGCTCTCCCACGGCTCTGAGCTGCGCCTGCTGCTGCGCCAGCGCCTGCGATGTAGTGTCGATGCGCCCGCGCAGGTCGCGCTGTGCCTGGCCAAGGTTCGTCGTGCTGATGCCCGCCGCATCGAGCCGGCCGCGCACGGCTATGAGGTTCTGCTGCAGCTCGCCGCCGCGTTGCTTGAGCGCCTGCGCCTCCCGCACTGCCGTCTGGAAGGCCCTCGACATGGCGGCCGTGGGCTTGTCGGCCGCCGCGATCTCCTGCGCCAGTGCCTTCACGCGCGCTTGCGTGGCGCCCAACTGGTTCTCGGTGATCGCGGCATCCTTGGACAGCTTGCGGAAGCTGTCGATGTTGGCCTGTGCGCGGTTCAGGTCTTTGAGCTGGTCGCGGGTGGCCTTCACGGCCTTGGCCAGGTCGGAGCTGCTACCCATGATGGCGCGGAACGGGCGCGTCATGCGGTCGACGGCCTGCAGCACGACTTCCAGCCTGAGGTTACGGGGTGTGCTCATTCGTCAGATCCGCTACGTTCGTAGGCGCGCTCGCGCCACTCCAT